TCAGACTACGAACGTGATACGGCGGAGAGGGTTTGTGTTTGGAAGTGGAACAAACAGCTCGAAGAATGGTGGACATCGTGTCAGTGTGCTTCATTGGATGCGGCTGGGTCTTTCTGCCAACATTGCGGAGGGAAGGTCGAGGTGAAAGATGAATAAATGTGAGTGTGGGATAGAGCGTGACCCGAACGAACTATGTGAAGCAAGAGCAATACTACTGAACTACTCTACAGAGGGAGCAACAGAGGAGAATTGCAAAAAGCATACAACTGAGCTACTGGGCGAGGTATTTGATGCGCTCGCCAAAGAACGAGAGCGCAAGGAGTGGTGTCTGAGGCACGCCGCCGGGGTGGAGGGGAAAACCCTATGGTGGACACTTGAGGACTTGTCTGGATCATCAGCTCCGATCCTCAACAAAGACATCAACGCCGCGATCGACAAGGCTAGGGGAGGTGGGGGATGACGTACCACAGATTTGAGAACTCACCTGTTTTTAATTACAAACTCAAACATCTTGAATTTGAAGTAATTAAAGAAACCGAGTGCGGTGTGTGGATTAGAGCAGTGTTATTCTCTGACGTCAGGAGGTTCGTTCTCGATGATGCCAGGAAACGGTATGCCTACCCAACCAAGAAGCTCGCGCTTGAGTCGTTCGTGTGCCGGAAGAAGAGTCAGATTAAGATATTGAAGTTTCAGTTGTCTTGCTCTGAACAGGCGCTCTTTGATGCCAGGGCCATGACAGGAGACGACCATGTCACATGACAACCTATGCTACTGCCAACAATGCGCGGAGAGGGAGGTTGGGATGAGTGACACAGTGCAGCGGTGGGTGTGTGCCATTGGTGTAATGCAACCATCAAATGGCTTCATGGTGCGCTCTGGCGGTAAGAAATATGTCACAGAGGAGGACCACGAGGCCAGACTCACCCTGGAGCGCGGGCGCAGGGATTGGTGGATAGAACACGAGGTCGCGATCACCTACGATGATGACGGGCGTGCTCAAATCGCATGGTACGCGGATGGCTATATCCAAAGAACGCCGATCATCGACAAAGACACCGATGCAGCAATTGATGCGGCTATGGGAGGTGGAGGATGAGTGATGCGCAACGAAGGATGCGTGACTGCATCTGTGGGAAAAGGGTAAGACTCAGGGCAATGAGAATCACACGCGGCGTTGCCAATTGGATTGAACACATGGACAGTACAGCACCATGCGTTAGTGGGCATTGGTCATGTGCGATGTTCAAGCCATATCCAAAGCCGACAGAAGGGCAGAGGCTTGTGCAGAGATGGAATCGAGTCAGTGGTGGCGGGAAGGTCGAGGTGAAAGATGAGTGACAAAGTGCAGCGGTGGGCATGGTCTTCAGTTGGAATGTGTGCCGTAAGTAAGCCCGAGTTTGGCAGTTACGTTAAAGGTTCAGACTACGAGCGCGATACGGCGGTGAGGGTTTGGCAAACCGGCCATCCAAAAAAGGATGGTCAATATCTAGTAACAACGATATCCGGCGCTCTTGATGTTGATTGCCTCTTTCGTGGGGAATGGACTAAATACTACACCATTGAAGCATGGATGACATTGCCCATCTCGTGGCGCAGCGGGAAGGTCGAGGTGGGGGATGAGTGATTCTGTTCAGCGGTATAGTCCTCGTGTTTATCAAGACAAGGGGACGGAAGAATGGATTCCGTTCTTAGATGATGATGAACATGGGTGTGTTGTTCTATTCAGGGACTACATTCGCGACACAGCGAAGAAAGTTTGTGTTTGGGTATCATGCGAAACATGGGGTGACTGGAATCCTCAGTGTGGATCTGAGCCAGATTACAGATTTGATACCCCCAACTTTTGCTCATACTGCGGAGGAAAGGTCGAGGTGAAGGATGAGTGAACAAGAAAAAAAGTACACTGTACGAGTGCTCAGAGTAATTGCCGACGTAATCGAGGAAAAGATGCGTGATGTGCAGATGACCAACATTGAACTCGCGCAAGACCATGTGGTAGTGAAGAGCCTGTGTGATGACAGTTTTATGAACACTGGAAGGCAGCGGATTGTGTTGACAATTGATGTTATTGACGGTGGTCTCGGGATTAGCGAGATTCATGCTGGAATAGGGCGGTTGGGATGACTAACACAGTGCAGCGGTATAGATTTTTCGTTGATCCGATGGTGCCGTGCTGTTGTGAGTTGGAGCCGTTTCCGACTGGAGGCTACGTCCTCAACTCAGACTACGAGCGCGACATCGCCCTGGAGCGTGAGCGGGCACAGTTAATCATATTTATGAAACATTTTGTAAAGATTATGGAGGAAAGGTAGAGGTAAATGATAATAAAAAGGAGTAAAAATGAAAACGATTAGATTTGACGTTACAGGAAGACCACTCACGCAAGGTAGCATGACTCCAATTAGAAGCAAGAGTACTGGTCGTATCTTTATGAAGCATAAAGAAGGTCTTGTCGATTGGAGAAGATGGGTTGGTGCATCTGCTCAGAAGAGTATGATATCACAGAACTTTAAAGTATGGGATGGGCCTGTTAGAGTCTACGTTGAAGCAATGTTAGTACGACCAAAGAAACACTACAGAACTGGAAAGTTCTCAGATATATTGAGAGCTGATGCTCCACCAAAGCACATTCAAGCACCTGACGGCGATAAGTTACTTAGAGCTATCATGGATGCACTAACCAGTATCGTGTATGTTGATGACGGACAAGTATTTGATCAACACCTTATTAAAAAATGGGTGGAAAGGGATATGTCTCCAGGTATTGTCGCGTTTGTTGATATGCTTGAGCCTAATGATTGGGAGATGGGATCATGAGTGACGTAGTAATACATAAAGTTCAGTTACATATGCACAGAAATGAGATCGAGCTTCCTCTTGGTGCTGAAATTTTAAGTGTAGCGGCACAAAAGAACAACATGGTAATGTGGTATCTATTTTACTACGGAGAAAAACAAACAATAAAACGTGTGTTTCATGTCAAAATAACTGGAGTCGCTTTCAGTAATAGAAAAGCGGAGGTATTCCTCGGAACGATATTGCTAGAGATGGGTAACTTTGTTGTGCATGTCTTTGAGGAAGTTTTTTAACTGAATAGCTTACATTTCAGAAATTGAATTCATGGGCCGTGGTGTAACGCTGCGGCCCGTTTTTTTTGCCGCGTGTCTGCCTGTCTCCGGGCGTTCTGGAATGTTCCGGGCCTCTGCTATGCCAAGCCGACAGGAGCGCTTACAGGGCGAAAATTTGCGGCTTCAATTTCGGCGTGTTATATTGTATCTGAGGGAGCGGAGCGGACGAAACCATGTGTAAGGAGCGGAGATCAATGTTCAGTGTATCAGACATGAGTGGCGAAAAGCCAGAACAAACAACATCCTTTAACCCATCTAAAATTTTACTATACAAAGGCACAATCGTTCTTGCTATTACAATAATTGCAGCAACGTGGGGAGCAGGTGTAATCATCGCAAACATTATGACTTCTACTGCTTCAATCAACTTTGAACATAGGCTTGAGCATGAACTATCTGAAAATGGTAAAATATATATCACTGTAGAACATATCGTCGATAAGGGTAACGATCATAGTGATGCAAGGTTGCAACGCATGGAAGACATGCTTGACCCTATGTACACAAAAATGATGGGCGTAAATCCACCACAGAGAGTCGCAAGATGAGATCACCTGTTGGTATTACTGTTCGTAATGATGAAATGGGATCAGGTTACTTTGGAACACCACGAACAAGAGGCAAGAAACGACATACTCACACTGGTGTTGACATAATTGTTTCTCCAGGCGAACAAATCTTTGCTCCAGAAGACTGTACTGTTGAACGACTTGGTATTTGCTACGGATCAGATCCAGAATTTCATCTTATTGCTGTTTCAAGTCTATCATTTAAGCATAGAATACTTTATATTAAACCATGTGTGATAGCTGGAGCGCGTCTTAAAGAGGGAGACCCAATAGGACACGCTCAGAATATTCAGGACAGGCATGGTGATAAAATGATTCCACATATTCATTGGGACATTTTAGTTGGATCTCTTCTTGATAGTCACATTCCAGCAAATGAAAACATTATTACATATGTATGGATTAACCCAATGAATTTACTTGGCTTGAGATGAAATTTCTACTTGCAGCCACTATCTTTTGTACATTATATCTTCCTCCAGGTGGAAACTATGTAATAAATACAGCTCATTACGCACACGTTTACCCACAGGATGGTGAGTACACATGGTCTGCATCTATTGGAATGTGGATGCCTGGTCCTGCAATAGTTTCAGCAGGAGGCGAAGGGCATCCAATTGGATATTCAATACAGATACTAGGCGGAGCTATCATGGAGTGCGGCGAGATACCAGACCCTAATAGAATATTTAATGATGGGTTTGAGACTGGAGATTTATCTAAATGGTTCAACCATTAATAAAGCGTGAGGTCAGCAAGACTAATAGAAGTAAAGCGTTCGAGGAGGCTCTAGTCCTTGAATGGAAGTCAAGAATTGACAGAGCCAGGAAAGCAGAACATCGATGGCGTAACATAGCAAAACGATTAGCAGATTCAGTTATCAGTTGTGACATTGAACGAGCAGAAGATATAGCAAGGGAGATTTCATCATGTCTGAGCAAGATCAAACAATAAGTAGGAAATGGAAACTAACACTTTGGATGATTGCACTTTACACATTCATATATGGTCTTTTATTTATTACTGGTAGCGTATTTCTTGTCAAGAGTATTATACCAGTTGATGTATGGAAAGAGGCAACAATTTCTTACGTTGCAATGTGGAGTTATGCTGTGTTTGCAGTGAGTGGTTGGTATCTTGGCATGAATGTTATACAGAAGTGGTCACCATTTCCTGGGAGTGGAAAATGATTCTAACATTTATACTCAAAGAGTGGAAGGGTATAGCGTCTGGCGCTAGTGTTGTTTTAGTTCTTGCGTTGATGGGGATGGGATCTATGTACTCTGTCATTAAGGTACAGAGTGGAAGCATCTCAAAACTTGAATCAAAAGTTGATGGATTAAAAATAGATATTGAAACATGTGACACCATAAGAGAGCAAGATAGAATTACATGTGAAGATGTCGCAGAGGAATCAATCAAACAACAGGATGCAGTAGCAGAATGGATGTTAAAGCATGAAGAATCAAGCGTTAGATTTTCTGAGCTTACGAGACTGGCAAACGAGCGAGATCGTGAAGGCTTACGGGATCTCGAAGACGAGCAGGGCAGGTCGGAGAATGCAATTAGAAGGGCAGAGTCCGTTGAGAACAAGATACGCGCTTTTGCAGGCTCAATACTTGGTGCGGCAATTGAATAGAAAAAAAGCAGAGTGCGCAGGATATTTGCTTCTTATTACAATTTGGATAGCTTGTCTTATTATAGTCATATCAATGAATGTTGGATGTAGAACTGTAACACAACAAGAACCAATAAAGATGCCAGACGTTATTGAGAAGCCAGTACATGAGCAACAAAAAGAAATCATTATCCCAGTGCGATCATCTAAGCCCATGTGGAGAACTGATGAAACCATTGAAGATATTCTTGTTAAGATCAACAGCTATGTACTGCGACTAGAGGTATGGGCAGATTCTATTACTCGTCGCGTAGAAGCAAGTAATAATTCTATACAGTAAAAGACCCGATGCCAGCACACCGAGTCATAGGAGGGAACTACCCTTTAAGCTGGAGGGTATTCTTATATTAGTTGTCTAGCAAGTACAGATCAAACCCAGCGGAAACGAAAGCAATATCACCGATCGCTGTTGCCGACATTTTCAGGTCTGTCTTTTCACCCATTTTCAATGGTATCCCAAAGGTCCGCTCGAATGCTGTTACCCCACCGGATGCGAGGTTCATTGAGTGCTTGAGCTGGAACTCATATCCGTTGACGTTGTCCCTGGCCCACGACCGGACGTTGACCGCGTCAGGGTCTTTGTTGGTGGCCCGACTCTGAGAGACGTAGAACTTGACAATGTAGGCTGTCTTCCCGGCCGGGACCGTGTAGAGGCTCATCAGCGTCTGGTTGTTGCCGGCCAGAATGATTGCGTAGTCTTGCGTATCTCCGAGATTATGAGCGGCAAGGTCTTGATCAGTGACGACATTTGCGTTGACCTTCATGCGGAAGATCCTCAATAGAGCAGTTGTCAGAGCTACGGCAGTCGTAGTATCAGATGCGTCGAGTACGACATCTTGGACAGTGAGCGCCCAATTGACATCAAGCCCCTGCACCTCGATAGTCTCGCCCCTCATTGCTGTCTGATCGACGGCCATAGACACATGAGTGATATCAGCGGTCGTCGGGTAAACGTATGTCCCGCCCCCGTCCCAGATGTCCTCGGTCGCGCCTGACGCGATGTCCTGGTTCTCTCCGAATTTGTTGACTGATGACCAGCCGTCAATTTTACCCTGTGATACCTCAAGCCCGAAAATAGTACTTCCGTAATAACTCATTTGAACACCCAATACGTCCCATTACTCTCAACACTCATACTGTCCCACTGCCCCGTAATATCCCAGGACGCGACACCGGCTATTAACTCACCACGATTTCCACTAAACGTGACAGCATTTGTAGATGAAGCTATTTTAGTTACTGTACAAACGCGACCAATACTTACATCAGCAGCAGGTAGTTTTACTGTAAACGCGCCGCCTGATGTATCAGCTAACACCGTTTCAGGTGCGGCTGTCATGGTGTAGTTCGCCGTCTTTGTTGAAACTGTAGATATGATCCCAATTTCAGCAGGTGTTTGATATGCTTTAACATCGCTAGACTCTACAACAAGTAGGTCGCCCACTGATCCTTCAGTGTGTGTAACATCAGAAAGCTCAGTTAAGCGCGGTTTTATATTAGGAAAGAAATAAATACTTCCCTCAGTCGCATGTTGATAAATAACAAATCCAACTTGTGCATTAGTGTTTGGCGCATCTGGAATAGTATCAGTTAATGCGCCTGGTGTAGTTGCTGAAAGATATAGAGGAGTAGTACTAGTCCATTTGGACGTATCAACATCTCTAACAATTCCAACACCAATGTTTGAATATCCAAGTTGACTACTTGCAATATCTTCTGTTGCTAATGCAATAGCTCCTGATAACGCCACGTCTGACGCATCAGCAAGTCCAACTTCTGGACGATGTCCAGTCGCTCCAGCTAGCACTACTACTGATCCGTTATCAATCTGCGCTCCTGATGTATTTTTTACACGAACTAGAAGCTCTTGTAGAAGCTGTCCTACTACATTGCCTCCTGGCAGTCCAACTTCTAATGTTCCATCATCGCTATTCCACTGTTGTCTTCCCTCGACAACGCTATCTGAATAGGATATATCAAAGTCAACGTATGGGACTTTAATTCCAAACGAACCACAGTCCCAATCAGCAGTAAGCTCTATAGATCCATCAGCTTTTATGACCCACTCGTATATTAGTGCAGTTCCACCATTATTAACAGTGACTCCTTGCCTAGAATATGCGAGCTTAGGTGACGTTACATCATCTAAAAGATCGAATGTAGTATGGTGTGGATTGCTTGTATTATTCGCATGAGCATTAACATCAGATAACAAAGCGATATCAGATGACGATAATAAACTCTTATATGCTGGTCTGGTTACACTACCAATTAATAGCATGTCAGTTGATTCATTTCCAACAACTGTTTTATCTGATCCATCAATACCTATCAAATTCTCAACAACTGCTCCTGTCGTCTTACCTGTAATGTACTCTTGATTTTCAAGTGCTCCAACTTGAGCTTGCGTTACCTCATGTGGGTTTGCTAAGTCAACTTCATGGGTGTCTAGGTTGTCCTGTACGTCGTCCGCGCTCCCTACTGCGTCTGCGCCTGCCTGCGCCGCTGTAACCGCGTGTGGGTTAGCTGTGTCAGCCTCATGCGTATCTAAGTTAGCCTGAACTGCCGCTGCACTACCAATAGTATCGGCTCCTGATTGTGACGCTGTTACTGAATGAGGATTAGCTGTATTTAGAGCGTGAAGTTGAAATGCAGTATCTAAAACAAAGTCAACATATTCAAGATCAGTAGCACCAGCGTTGACAGCAACTCCTTTAAGAGCACTACCAGTTTTGTTCGCTGGAGTATCAGAGAGATCGTCAAAAGCGTATGAGGTTCCTCCTGGTAACGTGACGTATTTGAGTTCATTAGTGGCCTCATCAACGACTACAGCTTTACCATCTTGTCCTACTTTTGATCCAGGAGTATCGTCAAGTTCATCAAATGTTGTTGCCCCACCAATGCCGCCTCCACCAGTGTCAATAACAACTTCATTTACAATTGGTGAAACAATTATCTCTACTTGAGTAGTAGCAACCTCAACGACTGACGTAGAACCTTCAATAACAATCTCATTGACAATTTGCTCTATTGTGACTTCACTAGAACTATCACCAACTTCAATCACTTTGGTACTCGTTACGTCAATCGTTACACTCATCGCGTTACCTCTTGAGTGAAGTCAACAGGACCACCAATAAGATTTGTAACAAATCCAGTAGCAGTTTCAGTTATTTCAAGATCCCAAACGCCATCCCCTGTTTCAAGTCCAGTGATTGCCGCTGTCACTGCTGCTGTAGCAAGAAGATAGATAACTCCTAGTGCGCTTAATGTGATAGTTCCACCTGCACTTGTGAGATCAAGTATTGCAGTTGATCCGTCAATTCCATTACGAACTTGACATGCTGCTGTAAATCCAGATGATAAGTTAACGGGTGTTCCGTCTACTGACCATGTGATTTTATATTTTAGATTTGCGCCCTGTTTAATTGGTAATGATGCCTCATATTCTCTTGACATTTTCCCTCCTATTAAATAAATGTTTTAACTTGTTCTTATTTTCACTGAATGAAAGCCTTGAACGCCTCGCCAAACTCTCGTGGCGTTGCGTCTGAGTGGTTGTCATGCCATCCGTCGAGGGTTTTCACTGCGGTCGGTTTCCTCTCGTCCACTCTTCCATTCCACGGGCGGTACTCTCTCGGTCGTTGTTGGCGACGAATAGTTCGGCTGCGTCGTCGGTCTCCATGCCGAGGCTGATGGCAATATTCCGTAACTCAATCACCATCGGTATTGTAAGTTCTTCGTCTCTAGGCTTGCTCATACCAAATTACTCCTATCTCCGGGTCAGCATCGGCGCTCTCGAACGGCCCCGCCGTATTCGCAGAGCAATAGAAACTCTCGATGTTTGGACTCAGCGACCTATCAGCCGCCTTCGCAGATGTGCGGTCACTTACTCTCAACCCGTGGCGCGTGGCTGTGATGACGTGAGGATTGACCGGCTGTATGCCGAGGCTGTTTCCATCGTCATCGAACGTCTCTTGTTCGATAATCACTTGGCAGAAAAGTTCACCATGAACCATAATCAGCTCCAATCCGCTGTCAGATCAGACACCGCAGCGCCGGACCCAATCTGTTTGAGATAGACGATCGTCGCACTAGACAGCGCCGATGCCCCGTTGTAGGTGCCGATCTGCACTGATGCAATGTTGAGCGTGTAGTCGTCACCGTTGCAGATGATCTCTATCGTGTCGCCGTTGGTGTGGTCCCCGTCGATCCCGACAATCCGCGGATTATCCGTGCCGCTGATCCGCTCGTACAGCACCGGGCGGCCGTTGGTATCCACGACGACATGCCATTTGTTGTCATCGTCGGTTCGGCGCACGTCGAGGCAGACGGGCTCGGAGAAGGCCGTGTCATCAAAATAGGATGAGTTCGCGGTCGCGGCAAGTCCCCTTGTGACAAAATTGTATATATCATCTCCAACAGGAATTACTTTCGGGCCAGCCGAAATTCGTATGTATGATGTACCACTCCCCGTTGCCGAATTGTCCAATAAATTAAAACTCGGTTGCGTCCGATTATAGGATTCACCGCCAGATGAGCCGTCACCATGCGCCCACGAAGACGCTTCTAAAATTCTCCCTGCTGTTACAGAAATAATTTGACGCACCTGGCAAAGGTCACCAACTAACGATGTCAACTTTACTGCGTGGGAGCCGCTTTTTACATCGACTCCCTCATCGGCAATTGTCCCCGTAACTGCCGTCTCTACCCAATCTTCAAAGAAATCAGGATCGCCAGCACCTGCAGCTTCAAACCCTGGATTGAGTACCAAATTCGACGGCAAAGTATCCACATCCAACGTCACCGTTAGGTCGGCGCCGGCGTTGATCGTCTCGCCTTCGGATGGTGCGGCGACTGAGGCGGAGGTGGACATGCTGCCTCCCCAACTCCCACTCCATGCATTCCAAATGTCCCATGGCATATCAAACCTCTACAAGCTGTACGATAATCCCAGTAACAGTACCGTATCCAGTAGTTGTCACGATAACTTCATGAAATGGTGATTTAAATAACTCCGGTGTCCACTGAATAGTTTCACCAGCCTTTACAGCAGGTGATATTTCTGTCATTACAGCATTTGATGAAGCAACAGCACGAACTGCAACAGATACCTTAACATATCCACCAGCTCCACCATAAATCATTAATACTGGTTTAGTCGCAGGGTTTGCGGCAGTAGCCACATTTGACGTATCAGTAAGATTTCCAGAAAAAGTTGCGACTACAGTTGCCATACGATCCTCCTAAATAATGGTTGCACCGACAAATTGCGGCAGTGTTAGTAATGCTTCTTCAATGTCTTCAATGATGCAAAGTCCAGCTTTACCATCAACGATTTTACTCATGCTAACGTGACCTGCTGGGGCGGCTGACTCTTCACACTCTGATATAATATGAGTTATTGACTTTATATGTTGTGCGTTATTATTCATAGCCTCTTTACTGGCCCATGCTTTTGTAATAGCCACAATAACATATCCAGATTTAGCAGTAGGACTACGTCTTATCACTATCTTTTCAATGGCGACAACAGCATTTGGAAAAAGTTGTCCAAACTCATTAATTGATGCTTTAATCATGATGTGTTAATCTCCTCTTCAATTGTTAATCCATTGCCACTGTCTGGATCATAAGCGCCGAATGATTCTGTTATCCCAACAACAACATCGTATGAAACAGGGTACGCTAATGCGTATCCCTGCTCTATTTGGAAAGTATAAGGCGGCGTCGACAGCGCCCTGTTAACAAAATAATTCAAAGTGCTTGGAACGAGACTTGTTGGTGTTGCTATTGCACTTACTATTTCACTATCTCCTGCTGCATTTATAGATCCAGTATTACTTACTGTAAGACCAGCTTGAACAATGAGAGAATGTAATTCAAAGTTATGTGGATGAACAACAGGTTGATATTCACCAACACTATCATTAAAAACCAGAACACCACCATCTAAGCCACTCCCACCGCCAACTGGAGTTCCGCCAATACCAGAAACAAACCCAACGTCAAGATTAACTGCTCTAGACATTACGAGTGTACTTTCTGTTCCATTAAATCCAACTGCACTCACATAAAATCTAGCACTTGATTGAGTATCCATTACAGGGCCAGACCATTTTACACCAAACACTCTTGCAATGATAGTTGATTCCTGTTTCAGTTCATAGAATCTAACTCGCGGCCCTGATAGCGGAGGATCCCATGATACGTTAATCATTGGTGCATACGTGTCTCTAGATGATTTTTTTGAATAAACATTTATCAAAAAATTACGCGGTACATTAGGAGTTCCAGTTGACCACCCACCATCAGGATTCTCTGGGCTATACGTTGAACCAAGATCAACTGATTCAACAGACTCAAGAACAAGCCTCCCCATTATCTGATACTTACCCTTGTCGTGCTGTGCAATTATAGACATCACTCTAATGAATGTGTCTCCGAATCCATATGGTAAGTAAGCCTCGATAATATCTCCAGGTGCGGCGTTTGCAACCTCTGTTCCTGCAAGAAACTTTACGCTCCACCGCTCCCGGTATATCTTTGCCGATTGTTCTGCCCATCTTAACGCTTGACTTTGCAAGTTGCATCCATAAAGCGTCGAGGCTAATTTTACATACTCCCCTGGAACTGACGGTCTTTGGTATACGATCTTGCATTCTGAATAGTTCTCCGCTGCTATAAAAGCAACTTCCATTTCAGTTGGTATCGTATTTGGATCAGCATCATTGATCTCTACATGACTTAAAAAGCGTCCCTCTGGTATGTATACATCAGATGGAGTAACGTCAGCTTCTGCTCTAATTTGCACTCTTCCGTTAACATTCACGAGAGTTAAAAATGAATTAGAAAGTACTGCGTTTGCTGCATCCCACGGATTAGTATTCTTAACAACGCCATTGAACTCCCAGCGTGGTCTTCCAAGAGCAACACCAATTGGATCACGAACTTTTGTTGTGTAATCATATTTGTAAACTGTAGTCCCATCGCACCAATCAGCCCATTCAGTCCACTGATCAATGTCAATATCTAAATTAAGCGATGGATCTAGTTCATCATTCAGCACCCCGGGCCAGGGCCATTCTGACGTAAGGATGTCCCATGCGATTAACACTGGATTCTTATGTGCTGCAACTGTATAAGGTGTCCTGAAATCAGCGAACCTTCTACCATTGCCATCCCACTCAAGATTAAACGATGTTAAGTCTGCAAGTAACGTATTGATGCGAGCTGCAAATATTGTTTGCCCTGGATATAAGAATGAGTAATCAGTTGTGCCTGACTCAGTGTTAAGCCATGACATTACTGGCATTATTGCTCCACCTTGCGACACAGAACCAGGAGCTGAGCTTGTTGCAACTATATAATCAAGATAACTACCGCCGCCAGAATCAACTAATTCATTGTTAAGATAGCATTCAGTTGCTAATGGTATTGCGCACTCTCCAGAACACAAGACCCACACCAACGTAAGCATCTCATCATAGCGTTCTGCGAGCGCAAGGAACCCTTTGATTCTAGTTTCACCGTACATGATGGGAATAGTGGCCCCGAGCACCGTGCCACCCCCCGTAGCTGACGCCACAGGCCCAGTAATGGACGACGGGTGAGCAGCGCCCCCTGGAGGACGAACCGGCGGCAGAGGGCCAATAGAAGGCCGCGTGATGCTGCTTCCAATTCCAGATTTGAATGTGAATTTCATTCAGGAACCTCTTGCATCTTAACAGTGACAAATCTATTACCATCAGGTTTAATTGCGTGTGATACTGAACGACATACCATCCGTAGCATCTTGTTTGCCCTGTCTACTCTTGATGATATTACAGCACCAGCAGCAGGGGCACTATCAAACACAACAACTGGCATCCTGAGACTACCTGGATACCATACATTAATATCCCCCCTAGCTGCAATCATTGCACCAACGTATGCTGTGCCTGATGTATTTGCTATCCCTCCACCAAATCCTCCTACGTTTGTTGCTACTGTAGCCTGAAATGACGTTTCCTGGACAGACCATTCGCCATCAGTAAGGTATCCTGTAGCTCCAACCGACGCATTGATAACCGCACAGCTCTCAACAGAAGATTTGCCCATTACATCACAAAGCATGACTACAGTGTCACCAATTTCAAGAGGAACTATCGAAAGAGGAGAGTACACAAACGCATTAACTAATAATGTATTAACTATTTTTGTAACTCCCCTGTTATAGCATCCTCTAATAATAAACTGTTCAATGCTTTTAGTTATCACCGCTGTACCATATTCTCGAAACTCCATAGATCCAAAATTACCAACGCTTTGATTAAAGTTAAGTAAATTTGGTCCATCTGAATATACTGTAACAGCATCATCATAAGCACCGTCAGAATATATCATTGGATCGCCAAGCCAATTCACATACGGTAGCACCCACGTTGTCCTAGTACCATCACCAACCCCAATGACATCATTAGGCCAGACGCTTCTATGTGGGTCCATGAATAGAAATGACGCAGTACCCTTCTCAAGCCATTTGAACCAGACCATGTCATCTTCATAGTTATCAAGTAGCGGAGATAGAAAGAACTTCGCAGTAAATGATTCAAGTGCTTTAGTCTGGTACGTTCTTCGTATCTCGGCACCAGTCAGGTATGCAGCTCTCGTTATTCCAGACTGTGGATTGTAGCCTAACTCATTAACAGGCTGAATATTTAGCGGCCACACGATCTGTTTTGCAAGTTCAGTCATAATAGTGTCTGCTCCTCTTCATTAACGTGAAATTCCCACGGATCAGTATAGATGCCATCAAGTTCACCAGTGGCCCCATTAGACACAGATTCAATATCGCAACGTAATTCAATTCTTTCACGATGTCCGTCTGCATATAAGGCTGTAACAAATCTACCACTATGACATTCAATATCATAACCATCACCTGAGCTAGATGCTGATGGAGGATTAACTGTAACAGGCTGCTGTACTAAAATATTTTCACCAGCATCTAACGCCCATGCAAATCCACCAAATCTAAGCTCATTAGAATAGGAAACGCAATCAGGATATGATCTATCACACGCCTCTCCTGGTATCAATGTGTGACCACACAATAGACCGCCGAAGATATAAGGACACATCCTTGAGCATCTTAAAAGACCAGACTCTTTCAATCCCCTATTCAATGGGACTACGTCAAGTGTTAGGTCTTCTGATATTTTACATCTATTAACATCGCCAACTTCTAATACTATAGGCTCTTGTGGAATATCATTAACGACAGTAAGTAGAATTATCTTAACATTCGCCCCATTAACGCCAGTTAGCTTAACATCTCCACTCATGTCGTCTCTATTATCAATTGATAACGTGCAGTGTGTTCCTGATATTTTACCAGAGCTAGTAACAGACATTGCAATTGCTCTAGGCAAATACATATCTCCATCACACTCAGCACTAATACTTCCAGTACAGAACCTCCATGTAAAATCAGGAGATGAATCTATCTCAATGAGTATCTTTACTTCGGCGCCTTCCATTTGAAGTAACGCGACCTGTGATACTGTCAATCCTCTACTCATGGCCCACCACCTGAATCTCTTGCTGTTTGTATTCTCATATCAATCAATGCAATGAGTGGGTCAAGAGTTCCGTCAATGTTTATTTCAACAGTTGGAGGAGTCGCAATATACTCATTAAGTAAATCATTCCTAGTTTCTCCAGATGCAAGTATTGAGGCATTCATATCATTATCAATTGTTCCAAGATCAGTCATTGTCGTTACTATTGGTGACCATGTTTCAACATCTTTCCACCATGGGATACTAGAGTTCGGATCAACCGGCTCACCTGTATCTGGATCTATATCAAATGGAGTTGGATCAGGCGGTGGGCTGACGTATTCGGACCACTGGCCCATCTCAATAGCAAGAGCGTTCAATGCAGCAGCAGTGTCAAGCGCAGCCTGTTCAAGCGCATCAGCCCATTCTTCAACACGTTCAGTTGCGCCATCAAATGCAATGTCGGTTTCACCACGCATAAGTTTACTGATCTCTTGGAAGAATTCTCTAATTGTTCCATCAAATTCTGATGGATCTAAACCAAACGTATCAAATATTTCATCTCCCCAGTTAAGACCACCAATTACAGGGTCCTCAAACCAGGACTGTATATCCATATCCCATTGACCCTCTTCAACGAGACTCATCATATTCTGTAGTGCTGTTTGTCCGGCTTGACCAAACTGCGTTATCTCTTCTGGTGAAAGTGCTCCTCGTAGTCCTTCCATTGCATCTTGAAGATCGTTAGCAAATACCTGAACATTAAATTGACCTGATTTATCAGCCATGCGTAGCTGTCTGTCAATTGAATCAAACGTTGCATTGATACCATCCTGCATCTGCTTAATTTGACTAAGCATTTGCAGTTCTGCTTCTCTTGCACTTATTATGATAGCAGCTATTCGTTCTGCATCATTTGCTAACCCAGCAGCATCAAACTCAGACGCCATCCTCTGTTGTATTAACGCTATATCAGCAAGACTCTCTGTCATGAATTTACTAAACACTTCCATCTGTGTCATTGAAAGTTGTTCAATTAGTGATTCAAAGTCTAAGTCTTGCATGGCGTTATTTAATGCAAATACACCTTGCGCTACCTCCATAATGAATTCAGTAGCAGCATCACCAGACATCTCAAATGCTTGCGCGAAAGCAGCACTCGCTAGATCACCAAATCCCATGTCTTCAAATGCGCCAATGAATGCAGGAGCTACTTGATTCAGTAGAGCGCGAGGCAATCTATTAGTGAAGATGTTTTCAATGATGGCTCCTAAGTCATCACCAGTCTGACCAAATGAAAACCTCATATCCTTAAACGTCTCAGCCAAGTCAATAAACAAATCAGGATCATCAAATAGCTCAGCAAGGTCAAAGAATGACCCCTTCATTTGACGTACTATTTCTTTAAAGTCTGCTTGAAACGTCTCTAATCCTAGCGTATCTATACCACGAGACCCCTGTGTGCTTGTTGCTCCAGTGTCTCCTCTGTATCCTATGTATGCCTGGTCTGCATCCCTTTGTGACATACCAGCTAAAGCAGCACCAACGACAGCACCGACAAGAGCACCAACTCCACTGAACGCTATCCCTGCGGCGGCCCCAGCCAACGCACCTTCACCAACTGACATCGTGCCTTCTTGAGCACCTTGATAAATTCCATAAGCTGTAGCAGCAGCACCAATACCAGATGCAACGTTACCAATTATTCTCTGTGTGTCAGTATCTAGTTCTCCAACCCATTCTTTTATATATTTCTTAATTTCATCGAATCCAGTACCACCGCCAAATGATGCTATTCCGTCTGCTATTGCTGATGCGAGGTCTTCTCCTAATGTCTGGTAGCTGTCAATGAGATCACCAAAATCTCCAGTCATTGCAGCGAATAAACTATTAGACAAATTTTCGTTTGCTATATTTTGAAATGCGCTTGCAACCTTTTCAACAGCTTTTTGATAATCATTAAGATCATCTATATTACCGCCGAGTCCATCTTTCATTTCCTTTAATCTTGCAAGGAATATTTCTATTTTAGCCGATAGAAGATCAGTCCACTTTCCAGATTCATATAATGCAATAGCTTCATCAATTAGTTCATCAGTAGTATCACTAAGTTCAACTCCGGCAATCCCAAGCGTATCAGCAAATTCACCTATCACCATTGCTTGATCTACGAACTTCTGCGTTACATTAAATGATGCTTCATCAGCTTTTTCTTGCTCTTTTGTTAGCTTGGCTTGCTCTTCTGCCGTTTTCTTTAATTCGTCCTGTGTTTTTTTAAGTCTATCTTCAAGTAACTTAAATATCTTAGCGTAATCTCCTGTACCAGCAGTTGCGATATGAACAGCTTTACCATGCCTCTTGAGAAGATCAACAAAACTTGCACCATTTTTAATTGCAATTTTAATCTCAGCGTTTGCCTTTTTTAGAGCGAGCGCTTTAAGTCTGTCTTGCATTGTAGACTCAAGTAACGCTCTTGCTGAATCTCTGTCTGCTATCGCTTTCTCTTTAGATGCTTGCGTTGCGTTTTCATCAGCTATTATTGCTAAATTAGTAGCGAGTATAGCACTTTTTTCTGCCGCAGTCTTAGATACTAATGCGTTCTCTGTTTCTCTTATTGCGGCGAACTCTTTCTCAACAACTTTAACAAGAAGTCTGACTTGTTCAGTTAAATAGAATGAATCTTTATTAGCAAGATTCATCTGCATCTTGAACCCGTGCATGACATCGTTAAGGTCGCTTCCGCTATACCCAAGCTCAATTAACGCATCATTTAATTTTAATAGTGATAGTCCAGTATCATTTATTTTATTAAAGTCTTTAGCAAGACCAGCGCCAATATTCTCTTTCTCAAGCCTTCCGCTAGAATCACTAATTTCTTTCATTGCTCTAGAAATTCTGTTAAGCCCAAGAGCGACCGCATCTACTGCAAACATTATTGTATCTGACTCACCAATAACTATTTTGAATGTTGACCATGCAGATGACATTGCATCTATTTTACGCTTTGCTGTGTCTGCTCCAACTGTATGTGCTTTTAATACTGCCGCTGTTTGATCTGCGTCAACACTTGAGAATATTTTTCTTGATTCTTCAAGACTCTTATTCATCAATGAAAGTGCTGGAGTCAACGCCCTGAGTGGAGGAATTACTTTTTCTATTTCAGCAAACGATCCACCTGTAGCAATAGCAAGATATTCCATCGCCTCTTGTAGGCCATTAGGACCAGCTAAGGCCTCTCGTAAAAACGCTGACGTTAAGCCAACCTTTTCTAACGCCTTCTCAGCTTCAACAGTAGGAGCGGCAAGCGCAATGAGTAGTCGTCTCAGTCCAGTAGTAGCCTTCGCAGCATCCATGCCATCTCTTGATACAACAGCAAGCGCCCCTCCAAGCTGGCCCATACTGACACCCAATGAAGATGCAATTGGGATGACCTTGCTGAATGTCCCAGCTAACTCTTCAGTCTTAATCTTTCCTTCACGGACAGTAGCGAGTAGTATTCCAGTAGCTTGTGAAGCGGATAGATTCTCTTTACCCCAGGCATTCATTGCAGAAACTACAGTATTTGCAACACTGCCCATCTCGCCAAGACCGGCAGACGAAGCCATTGCAACCTGCTCAAGTAATTCAAGAGACTCAACTCCTCGAATGCCACCAGATGTAATATAATATAAAGCATCGCCAAGTTCCAGTAAGCCAGTACGCGATCTTTCTGCGATACCGTAAAGAGCATCAGACCATTCTCCCACTTGCTGCTTAGACATCCCAACAAGTGAGATGATCTTTGTCATTGATGCTTCAAACTCTGCTGCGAAACTAACAATGGCAGCAACTCCACGTATTGCCATCATCGTTGCCATTACACCCATTGCAGATGCAACACGCCTTAACCAAGTCTGAATTCCTCCAAGCTGATTACCAACAGGCTTGAGTTTTCCTGGCACCTTCTCTAATGAGGCAGCCCATCTATCAGTTGCGACTTTATTAAGGTTTACCATACCGCCAAAACGTTTAGCATTTTCTGCAAACGACTTAGTTTGACTACCTGCATTAATTACATTGCTATGATAACCAGCAAGAGCGGCACCGACCTTATTCAGCCCCATGCTATTCGAGTCTGTCCATTGAGTAGTAACCCTAGAGAGATTATGTATGTACTTGGCAGTATTATTTATCTGTTTACCAGACTCAATCATTGCAGCTTTTGTTTTGTTCTGAAATCTTGTATTGGCACCAGTGATCCCACCGAGCGCCATGTTTATTTTACCGGCCGCAGATTTTGTCGTGGCTGCAATTTTAGCGTATGACGAGGCAATCTGAGCTTCTGCTAACTTATAACTACTTGTATCCATTACAAGTCTAGTCACAACACTGTCTGTATACTCAGTCATACTATGCGCTCCTGACTTCAATCCCCGTAGCAGATGTAAACGCTCTCATTTTATCAAGTATGTTCATTGATCGAACTTGACTATCCTTAAACATACGGAAGTCCGCCTCTTTTATTCTCTTCTTACTTTTCCTTGGAACAGTTGATGCAATAGTAGAAGAGATGCGAGCCTGGAATGCGTCGTATATTTTTAGCTCATTGTAACGAGCGTCATTTAACGCAGTCCACATTCCAGGACTCATATCCCAAAACTCCTTATCAGTAAGGTTGAAAGTATATCTTGCAGTAGCCCACATCTTGAGCCACCGCTGACGATAACTCAACCCTTCATAGGGTCCGATGCTTTCTTTATCGACTTAGGCCCAGCTTTCTCAGTACCCTTATCCATAAGGAACAACTCTCCGATTGCTGCACTAACAGATTCAATGCCTACTTCACTAATCCATTCACCAACGTCAGCAATAGACGGGCGTGGGGATTCTTTGTAAAGCATTGCCCAGACAAGAACTCGCATCTTTGTGAATGTAAGAGATCCAAAGAACTCTTCGCCACCTTGCATAAGGTTTACGTTAAGCTCAATCTCTACTTCGCTAAGGGTGTTCAGTGTCAAACAAAGTGTGCGAGTCTTCCCGCCAATTAACATATCTACTTTTGCATCAAGTTTCATAACAGCGTTCCCTCCAGAACATCAGATCAATTAAATTACGACTTCACTTCTGTAATAGTACCAGTGAGCTTAATCGTAACACTTGCAGTCAGCAGACCCTCAACAGGTGCGCCAATCTCGAATCCAGTCACGAAACCTTTAACGTACCAAATGGTAGCGTCAAGATCAGTAAATGAAATCCTATAACTGCGTCGGGTTCGTGCTTTCCAGTCTGCAAGGAATCCACTGTCAAGACTATGTTGCGCATCCTGTGGAAGAAACGCAATTTCAAATGACAGTTCTGTCAGATCCTTGAGGCTCGCCATGTGCTCACGAGTAGCATCAGGCGACAAGTGATGTGTTGCTTCAATAGTTGACAGCTCGATTCCTGGACCGGAGATGTCATGAATTTCCGCAACGTCAATATATCCTTCAAGAATGATGCTGGCGTTAGTTCCATCACCAACAGCAATCTTTGTCCCAAAAGACGCATATGCCTGAGTTTCAGCCATTTCTAACTCCCTTACTGAGTCATCTTGATAATACAGACTTCTGTATCACCAGTACCAGTGATAGAAATAAGTCCACCACTATCGGCAAAACCGACTTGTTTCGAGAAACCCCATGCGAACACAGCAGCAGCAGGGACCGGCGAAATAGTTACATCGCCAAGGCGTTGCTGCGGGTCGGCTACAGAGGCGATAATTGCAGTACCAGAACCACCAGAACTGCGAAATAAAAGAATGTCATCATTACCAGGGCGAATCGTAATCGTGTCTGCTCCAATTGCAGTCCAGACAGTCAACGTTCCACCAGGTGTCGTGTACGGATTTCCAACGTTTGTTGCAGTAATCGGAACAATTGCCATGTCAACTCTCCTTTATCATTGGTGCAACGATTTGCTCTCTAACAGGTACACCAAACCTGTCGAGAATTGGCGTTCCGATTCTATTCTTCATGACATGCACAGATGAAACGTGTTCATTAAACGCTTCTTCATTGCGAGTTTCAAAAGAGCATCGGCGGCATTGATAGATTCTTGATTTCTTCTGCTTCTTTCCTGAACCAAATTCGTTGACAGTCGTCATTACATTTCCCTCCTTTTAATAGTTAATAACATCGTGTAGGTAGCCTCACCGCCAACGCCACGACCGCGTAACACTGGAGGACCATCACAAAATAAAGATACAAATGAATCTTGCTCTGCGTAAAAGTTTGTTCTACCGTCTACACCAACATAAACATCATAAAGTGATGTTCTCGCTAACTCTGGATCATTACTCCTTGAAACAAGTTTAATCCTGTATTCAACATGAGATGTTCCTTGGCGCCTTTCAACAGTACCAGCAGTAACTTGAATTGATATAGCAGTTATTGGAGCATCAGGAAGACCATCAAAGAACACTTCAATACCGTCAATGAACGGTCTTATCAATGCCTTAATGTTTGTATAGATACTCATTACCTTCTACCAATTGCCCTTGCTATATTTTTCGTTACTGGAGTTGATCCTCCAGCGGCCTTAAACCCAAGAGCAAGAAAATGCGGAAGAGTGCCTGGTAGCGTTGGGCTCACGTATTCATCAGTACGCCAATGCTCGTGCATCGCAGCGTAATCAACAACGCTATTACCAAAAATGATAAAAGCCTCAGTAACACCAACAAACCCTTCGCTCATTTCTACTCTACCTGATGCTCGTAGATCACCACTCTTCTCAGGTGCAATTTCTTTTGCCTCAGACAGAATCATTTCAGCAGATTCTTCCATCGCATCTTTGCCTCTTGCGGCTCTACGAGTAATGGTTTTCCTGATTGAAAGTTCTGCATCTAATCGTGACTGTAGAATGACGTTAAGCCTCATAACGTAACCTCAACGTATCTATAGTCACCTGTAACAGTTCCATCCCCAACAGCAGTAATCTCTCTTTGTTCTCCACCGGGGAGAGTCATAAGATCACCAATAGAAACAGGGTTATCTATTTCAGCAATGAACACTCTCATTGACGGTTGCTTGTAATCAACACCATTTATATCTGTTACGTTAATTGTCTGATTTTGGATTCTTGCTGGATATGTACCAACAAAAGCAGTCTCAGCAATAAGGTCTTCTGTACGTCCAACAATCCTATTCACTGTAACTTCTTCTGGCAAGAATCGTTTAATCGTACTGTACATTAGATTGTCCTTCTATACAGCATTAAGACTCTACGAACCTTCAATGGAAGCCAGAGCATCGTTGGATCACCAACAGCCTCTGCCCAATAGCCTGAACCTGAACCAGTCATAGTATCAGTTGCACCAAACTCTGTAGTAAAGTTTCCAATCTTAACTGATGCAGGATCTCCAATTGGTTCATCTTTTTGCATCTTCAAAAGTTCAGTAGCAAACTCAATTGTTGCGTCCTCAACATCTGGAGGAAGCGTCATTGTAGGCTCATCCATCACTCTTGTAATCCAACCAGAAATATATGTAACCTTAATACTTAGTGGCAAGTCGTCAACGAGAATATCGTTACCAAATAATCCACCTGTGCGAACAGGCCCCGTCCAAGGTAAGTATTCATCCCTCAGTAGAATCCCCTGTTGAGCAAAAATAGCGTAGTCTGTAACTGGATCACCAGTAACTAAAACTTCACTTACAGAAATGATCGGTGACTCTGCAAGAAGGAGCTTAACCCTTTCAGGGGCCTCAAGCAACTCTTCATATTCTTGCTGAACAAACTCACGCCTACACCATCTCGCAATCGTTTCAGATGCAGATGCAATAGCAAACGCAATATGATCAGCGTCCGGTTCTTTACCAACCCATCTACTCAAGACCATGTCCGAAGTAGTAAGATCACGCGAAGTCGCTGGGTCGATAATTTTAATCATTGTCTTGCCTTACGCCTCTTCGAGATAGTAAGTGTTTCCGTTGCCGTCGTAGTAGCCCGGTGCTTCGTTCTTCGGCACACTTACAATCATCGCCACATAGCTCGTGGGAGCAGCAGCAGGAGTAAACAAGAAGCGAATTGAACCACCACTGCCAGCACCATCAGCAAGATACTTATCAAGAGACAGTATAAGTGCAGTATCAGCATCAGCAGTTGTCGGACCCATAGTAAACGCTGTGAATGTTGCAAGATCACCAGTGTTACCACCATTCCGAATTGCAAGTGCACTCAACGCATTACCAGCAAGTGCAACATTCTCAAACGCGAGAATCAGAAAGTACCCAACCCCACGTTTCTCTGGAGGAGTTGCGAGTGTTACTGTGTTAGCAGCAACTAATACAGTAGTCAAGCCATGACAGGCATGAACTTGAAGTGAAGTTCCAATGGACTTTTTCATTTCCTATTCCCCTTTTTCTTCGGCTCATCTTGAGTAGCCTTATCAGTTTTTACGACAACAATATCATTTCCATCATCATCAACGCAAACATACGAATCGTTAGGAAGGTTCGATAACTCTTCCTTAGTAAATGCACAACGTTCTCCAGAATTGAACGGCTGCACTGACTTGAGTAGCCGAACCCTAATCATCACGCGCCCCAAGTAACAGCAGACAAGACGTAGATTGCTGCGGTGTGCTGAACATTGATGTCATGCTCTGCAATTGTGCGAAGCAGAGTCAAGTCATTCTGGAATGCAGAACGAGTAGTTGTACCATCAATATAAGAAGCCTCAGTAGAGACATCCATTTTAACGTTCATCGTATCGCCAATGATAACATCATCGAAGTTTACAAAGTAAACCTCAGACTCTGTTCCGCCGCCGAGAGTTTCAGGAATCTGCGTGGTGACTAGGTACGGATAAGTGCCAACCTTACCTTGTGACATAGACTCACGATACGGCCAACCATTAGTACCGTCCTTCAAGTTCTCCAGGAAGCTCTCGGAGCGTGGAGACATCAGGAAGCCTGGATTGGTCATGTTGAGATTCGCCTGACGCATTGCCAACTTCATTTTTGCGAGATCAGTTGCAACGTTCGCGACAGTCACGCCGGTCTGTGCAGAAGTGTTTCCGCCGAGGTTCAACAAACCTTGAGGAGTATTCACTGCACCATCACCACGAATGAATGCCAGGTCTTCACGATTAGCCATCACCTGGAACAACCACTTGCTGACAACTGCATCAGCTTGAGGACTTGAAGTTCTGATAAGATCATTTGAGATAGGAACAAGCCCAACCAATTTCTTAGCAGATAAGTTGACCCTACGGAACGTTGAGCTACTCGGAGGAATAGCATCCGTCTCACCAATGTAGTATGCAGTCGGACCAGTAAGACCACCATTCAGACTGAGGTTTCCATTCGGCATCGGAAGCACTGTCGGACCCATGTTGCGAACAACAGCATACGGCAAAAGTAATTCGATAAAGATGTTGGAAAGCTCATCAGGAACAAGGAACCCACCACTCGGATCGCTACCAACGATGAGCAGCTTTTGAACTACACTATCTTCGCCATCGCCCCACGCACTTTTAGAGAACGCGATTGCACCGGCAACAGTTCCACCGCCACCAATCATTGCTCGCATTACACGACCAAAGCCAAGGTTAGCATCTTTTTTACTCATTGAGCGCAAATCAGCACGAAGCTGAGATGGCGCAATGATCGTATCAGTAACAGGTTTAGGAGGAGCAAATGCTCCACCCTCAATAGTTTTCTTAACTGCATTCTCAATCATTGCAGTCAATTGCGCTTCTGTCATTTCCATTTCTAAACCTCCCTGTCGATCAATCGACCGGTTACGTTGGTCACTACATCAGCGACCATGTTGGTAATCACCGATTCATCAATTTCGATGGTCGGCTCGTCAATAAGAGTCAGAACGACAGGGTCATCCTGAGTGGCATCTTTGCCTTCTGGATCATCTTTAACATCGGCAATAATAGGGTCAACAACATCACTAACACGTCTGTGCGCCGCATCCTCAGTCTTTGCCACTCTTGCAAGAATAGACATTTCAAACTCTTTAACTGAATCAGCAAATGCGCCATCATCAGTACCTCCTTTTCCTTCTTGCGACTGTTGTGTATATGGAGACTCCCATTCAAGAATCTCAGCAGACCCACCAGGCGTAAGAATAACCCTGTCGCCAGACAAAATCTTACGAGCATCATCAAGGTCTTTGAGTTCTTTTTCATTTGGCATCTCATCAAGAATCTTTTCAGCCCAACGTCTGATGAATCCAACGCCACCGGGGATCTCATTAGCTGCGTTTATCAAAGCGTTAGGATTAGCAGGAACAGGAACAATACTGTACTCCCACAACTCTTGCTTCTTGATGTCATATCCATCCCAGGGGTGCTCTTCATCAATCGGCTCCCATTCCTTTGGCATGAATCCAACACTCACTGAATTAATGTATCCACTTACTGCCAAACGAAACACGGTGTTCGCTTCCTCGTGCAATTCGGCAGATGGATACTCACCAACTGAAACAAGTTGCTTCTCTTTTATTCTTTTGATAATCCTAATTGATTTACCAATTGGCAATCCTCTATGGTTATGACCAAGAAGAATAACAGGATTCTTTTTGTAGTTTGTGAGATCCCATCCACTTGCGCGAACAATGTCACCATGCCTATCAATTGTTTCATCTGAAATAACATGACGAAGCTGTCCACCATCAAGCAACGATTCAACGTCTACTGCCTTTGGATTAACAATACAGTCATCCTTCATAAGCATAAAGTGACCTTCACCCTCAGAGCAGATAATTGATTTGCATTCACCTTGTATCTCTGGACTAAACTTTATCCATTCATCAATACCAATAAGATCATTCATTAGTACCTCCTTTTCCTTCTTGCGACTGTTGTGTATACGGAGACTCCCATTCAAGAATCTTATCAGCCTCCGCAAGACTTGAGGCGTTCGGGATAACGATCACTTGTCCTTGACCGTTCGGCATCGGATCATCGCCAACTACTGCTCGCCAATCATCAATAGTAAATGAATACGGAGCTGCCTTCATTACGTCTAATCTAAACTCACGATCCTCCTCAACTGGAGAAACGTATTCAAGAATAGACTTGCTATCAAACATTGGAATGAACTGCGTTTGAAGTGTTTGCCTAATAACGTCAAACCTTGGAATCAATACCCACTTCGAGAACACATAAGATGCAGCATTGATCGTTGACCTATTTGATGATTCAATAATACCCATAATCTCAGGCGGAAGCCCAAGGCTCTGAATAACAATGTCTCTTTGGAATTTACGAAGTTCGACAAGCTGCATACTTACGAAGCTCTGACCAATTTCCTGTACCTTAATGTCTGCACCGACGAAATGCGGTCGACCAACCTTCAAGTATCCTCTGAGCTTCTGTAGCCAACGTTCTTCTGCTCTATCTGATTCATCCTTATCAAGTCCTGTTCCACTGATAATCAAATCAGGTCTGGCATGATTATGGAACCAGGCTTTAACGTGTTTAGCTGCATACTCATCTGCTGAAAGTTCATCAGCGATCGGCTCTGCTGAGCCTACAGTTCTCTCATAAGGATCTGCTGGGTCAGGCTCACGAAACCAAATGACTTCTTCAACTCCGAGTCTCTCAGGCATACCATCAACAGAAAGCTCAAAGTAGTCATTACCATTACGAGTAGGTCGTTTCGCAATCCAGTTAGGAGGAATAGGCCAGATACGAATTGGTCTACCATTCTTTAGTTCAATCCACCAAAGAGCCTCACCAGTAATCTCTAAATGAAGTTGCGTCAACTTGATCAATCCATGCCCTGTAATAAATGGATTAGGAACAACCATCAAGTCAAGCATTGGATGTGAGACAGTCTTTTCTAGGATAACCTTCTCTGCCATTATCCTCCGCACAGCTTTCCTTGATTCATAACTACCATGCTGTAATGAAGGAACAGAGATATACTTCTTCGTAACTTTATCAGTTGCAGATTCAATGTACCAAGTGCCTGATGCGACACCATCTGCAACCTTACCAAACGCTGCTTTTAACCACGGAAGTTTAGAGTATGCTTTAAGTAATGTCGTATCCGTAAGACCTGGAGCATTTCCACCATACGAGAATAACGTAGAGATCGACGTACCTTTTGTGAATAAAACACTAGCCACCAACTTGATTTTTGAAAGGGCATTAAGTTCATTCATCTGAAAATCCGATCCTACAAAATGATGTCCTCAGCCGTGAGAGCGGTGCTGGCGATCTGTGAAAGAGATTCCCCATAAAGGAAAGGTACAAGAGAGTACATGGTAGAGTCAAGCTCATCTGGCGATTCTCCTATAAGTTTTTTCAGTTTTTCTTTTCGTTCAAGTCGAATTCGTCCAACACTATCGAAATCATATCGCACTGCTGAGCCTTGTCGTAACAATGCTTCATTTTCTGGCAATGATACTTTCTTTTCAGCAACAGCATCTCGCATCTTCCACGCAAGCTCAGTCCTTGAATTTGAGAATCTAGCGTTATTCACAGCGTTGACTCCTCCATGCCATTCAATCAATTTAATTTTCTTCTGTCCTTTCAGTAATTTCCTGAGAGTGTCAGTTGTTCCGGCCCCGACACCATCCGAGTCAACTACAATGTAGTCCACGCCAATTGTTTTGGCAACATATTCTGCTTCAAGTCCAACCTCCACTGTATCGAGTCCTTCGTATGATTTCATTGATTGCACATCACCACCAACGGCAACAGAAAACACACTCCTATTATCACCATAGCGAGCAACGTCAATACCAAGAACAATAGCGTCATCTACTGTTGTTACAATCTTATTGACTTGTGCAGCTTCAAGCATTTGATAATTAAACAATCCATGCTCAAGCGTATTCGGAAACTCTCCAAGAACCTTAACGCGAACCCAGGGATGATCAATTCCGTACATCAAGATCATATCCTCTGCCCACTTATTAGATACGTTTGGCGAATCTCGATACGAAACAGTCATCCTGTTCCATAAAGATTTATGCTTATTGAATGCGTTATAGAACCATCCTTTTGGAGAATTAGGGTTTCCACAAGCAACTACCTTGACATCAGTTGACGTTGAAAGAGCACCTTCAATAGCTCCCCACACTGCATCATCAACACCAGAAGATTCATCAACAAGGAATAACATATGTTCTGAGTGAAAGCCCTGCATACCAAATGCTTCACCGGCAGTGTTCTCGGTCTTTTGAACTCTCGCCACTCTTGCGACTGCAAACCATTCCTTCTTTTCTTCACGAAGAAAGTAACGCTGACCTTCCCATTCAAACCAACGCCACAACTCAGCCTTACTCGTTCTGTGCCACTTGTGAAGTTCAGGCCACAGCTTGTCATTAAGTTGATGCTCTGTTGGTGCTGTACAGGCGATACGTGGGAATGGGCGGGTGCATATCCACCATAAGATCAACCACGCGAGAAGTGTTGTCTTCCCTGGCCCATGACAACTCTTGACAGCATTCCTTATATTTCCACCTGTGGCTATCATGTTCATAGCATTGGTCTGCCACTCTTGGGGCCTTGCTCCAATTACGTTACGAACAAATCCATCAGGATCATTAACGTATACACTCCAGAGTTCGTGATCAGGCACTCGTCGCTTTAAACTCATCACTGACCCCTTCTGATATTGGAGTAACGTCTATTGGAGGCAACAGCTCATCTGGTTGTTTTAACTTGTGTTCTGAATTAACAAGGTATGCTTGCTCTACGAAGTTTGCGAAGTTGAACGTCGCTCCATCAAACGTGACAGCCTTATCGAGTCCAAGTAGGCGCGACCTACGTTCTTGACATCTAAGAATGCCTTCCATGAACTTGACTTCTGGAACTCTATTTGTTCGCATTGTTTTAGTGACTGTCCCAAGCAAGTTGCCTTGAGCGTTGGCTTTACGTTCAGTTGTTGTTTGTACTTCATCTTCTTTCGATGATTCCCATGCTGCCCATAACTCCGCTTCTTGTGTTTCAAGTTTATGAACCTCTCGTGAAACTATTTCAACAATATCTGCGTTTACAAGTGTGCTCCACATCTTGAGCAACCATTGACGATCTTTAGATATTGTTGCGGCAGAGAACCCAAGGTGCTCAGCAGTCTTCTGCACAGTCAGACCAAGTTGATTCCAACAGATAGCAACACGCCTTCTACGCTCAAGAATATCAGGATCAATGCTCTTTGCTTCTGGATAGACCCACGATGAAAGATTACTCTTCTTTTTCTTCTTATTGGATATAATTAAATTAGACATAACGACTCCATTGTTCTGCCATCGTAAGAGCGATACCGGAATACGTCTTACTTCTTTTTAATGCTCTATCCTTTGAGCTTATGTTTTGTAACTTGTTGCCATCGTTCTCAACAATATTAGTTGATATAAGCCTTGGAAGACCTTTAAGCCAAAGACAGGTTGACTTCATTGCCTTATGTCCAAACATGTATGGTTGTATTATTTGGTCAGGCTTTCTATAAATAGTATTCATTATTCCAACAGGATTCTCTATTGCAACTTTCTTACATACAACTTTTGTAAATTCGAGAAAGAAGTTAATTGCATCTTGCTGTCTTCCGTCAAGTCTTTTTTCTGCAAACCTGCAAGCTCCACTAACAGCAAGATGTGTACATGGTGGAAACGCAATAATGATTGACCAGTCTTCTTTAAGTAATGGAAGCACGTCTTGTTGTATGTGCCATTCTGGATGCAGACCTGAACAATGCCCAACGTCACACGAGTACGCCTCGATTCCCAGTTCTCTAAACGCAACAGTTACTACTTGTGATTCTTCACAGGCGATAAGAACTCTACTCATCTCTTGATACTTCCAATCCAAGTTGACTAAATCGCTCAAGTGCTCCTGCAAGATACATTGGATCAAGCTCTACACCTAAACACATTCTTCCGTATTCTTCACACGCAAGCAACGTGCTACCACTCCCAAGGAACGTATCAAGTACAGGTGTCTGAGATGTATCCGCTGGAAGCATTTGAGTTATCAATGCAACAGGTTTAGACGTTGGATGAAACTTATGTGGTGACGTTGAAATAGTAAAGACGTTACCAAGAGACATCGTTGCTTTAATCTTCTTGCTTGCACGATACCCAACATAAAACAGTTCATGTTGCCTACGCCATCCTGCACCAAGCGTTGGAGCCGTCTTCGCCCATACGCCCATCGTCCTTGTATCAAACCCAGCAGCAGCACCTTCATCTATCAGCGAAGGCCATAGTTCCCACGCCGTAAAGATGTACGCGACGTTCGCAAGAGTGTTACATAGGATATTTCTGATAAACCTTCTGAACTCTCCCTCATCATCAGCATTACCTTTAATGTCTGTTGTTTTTGTTGAACGACCACCAGAGCTTAATCCATTTGCATAAGGTGGGTCAGTGAGTAGAAGCCCTTCAACGTCATCACCCCTAAGAATAGAAATAACGTCGCTGTTAGTAGAATCACCGCATATAACACGATGTCTTCCAACAGTGAACACATCGCCAACTTTAACTTGCCACTTATCAAGTAGTTCATGCAGTTCTCCTCCATCATCCCACGACCGTTCAGGTACAGGTTGCTTATCTAGTGACTTGAGTAGCTTTCTGAACTCTGTATCAGAGTACCCAGCAGTTTCAAGTAGTCCGAGCTTCGCCTGTCGCTCAAGTATGCTTATCAGCTTCTTACCGTCCCAGCCGCCTACTTCTGTTGCTCTGTTGTCCATAACAACGTATGCTTCATGTAATTCAACTGGTACTGATACTTCTACCACTGGAATTACCCAATCACCAGCGATAGCTTCAACTCCACGAGGAACATCACCACCACTCGCCAGCATCTGCCTCAACGCTTCAATTCTACCGTGCCCAGCAAGCAACGTATCATTCTCACTATTAACAAGCACAGGAACAGTGAACCCGAACTCAATAATAGACTTAACGATAACTTCAAGCTGATGTTTCTTAGGATTGTCTTGAAACTCATTGATCCTAGATAGATTTGCCTTTGTCAGTAAATGTTCGATCATCTTTAGTTCCTCCACTACGATCATAACAGACTAAAGAAGTTCTCGCGCATGTAACATTATTTTCTCATTTTTTTGGGGGAGAGGTTGTGTGTGTGGGATTATTGTACGGGCAGGGAAGGAGGTATACCTGCGACTTACTCGCATTTGATTTGCTTTCCAGGCCCTACCCTACCCTTCCATTCAACCTAGAATGCCCCACAATGGGCCACACTTGCTGCGTATGGGCTTTAATGAACAAGGCAGTAGGCAGTACCCTTCTCCCCTTCCCTTAGCTTAAAACACCCTTCAAACACCAAACGCACACCACAGCAAGGCAAGCCAACGTAAACTCTTCATTCTAAGCGGGTTAGGCTAACTGGCACAACTAGCATTCATTCCATTCGCAACGAAAGGCATTGTATAGGCTATCCGTCGCAACAAGCAACGCTTAACGAAACTTTTTTAGAACAGGCAAAAGAAACTTTACGCCGTAAACGCTTTGCATTCAATAGGTTACAAGTTAAATCCACTTTTATTTGAATTTTCCATATATTACTAAACGGTAATAAACGCTACCACCATTGAATCTTTGGTCGCAACAATAGCTAAACTACTGGAGCTAAAGCTACTTAGAAAGGACTTGACAGGCTGTAGCTGTAGCCTTATATTACGGGTGTTGGTGGAAAGGAACCACCGACTTGCGGGCCAGGCAACAACCGGCCCATACAACACGGGGCGCATACGCGGCACACCGGCCAGCTCTTTGACAACCTAATAGCATAGTGCATTCCAGTGAAGCGTGGCACACAACAACAACACGCAACACAACAGAACAAACAAAGGAGCACATATGAAAAGATACATTTTTCGATACAGTGTTCTCGCCGCTATAATTTCATTAGCCCACCTAATTTTTTAACGATAGGGTGCGCTTCACTGGAATGCACTATGCAAGCAAGTGTGCTTTCAACTGTACAGGGTAGCATCACAAAATTCTCACAAGGAGTTTACTATGCTTATCACAAAGACAGTTGAAACCAGAAATGCCGACTATACTTCCCTCAAGACTGGTAACGATGTTGCTAAGACCGAGGCTTTCAATACCAAGAAAGATGAATGGGTCGGACAGGTACTCTTCACTGAGTACGAGGAACAGATGATTAATGCCTTGGACTTCCATGTTTCACATGACGGCATTCAAGGGATTGTTGTTTCGACCGACGCCGATGTCACTGATGACAACGAAGTGTACTCCGGTTCGATTCACAGGTGGCGCGGTTCTATTGCCTCTTACTTCACGGTACTTAATGCGAACGGCATTGACATTGTGAAGCCCGAGAAACCTGCCGGTGCTGGTCGGACTACTGTTGCCGAGGCGAAGACTCTCGGTGCTGTGGCTGGTGAATTCGCTACGAACCAACGCATTGCTCGCAAGCTCGCCTCCACAGGTGACACCGTGAAGCAGATTGCCGACTTCCTCGAACTCACTCAGACCAATGTGAAGGCCATGCTCGAAATCGTGGTTCCCAGCTAACGCAACACGTTCACAAACGATTAACGACTACCCTGTACCGTTGAAAGTACACTTGCACAAACGAAAAGCTCATTTCAAGTGTGGCGCATGATGAAAGGCTACACTATGACGACAAAAGACAACACAAGGAAAATTGAGTTTCTGGAATCTGTGATGCAGGTTAAGAGAGCTATGCGAATTTATGGAGTTTCAGTGTTCGTGTATCAACATGAATATGATAAAAACTCTGCAAAACAAGTGATTGCATGGAAGAGCGAAAATGATGACAATTGTGTATTTGATAGGCATGTTGGTATCGAATATGACGAAGCCACACAACCCAATTCCAGAGGAATGACAACTAAAATGAGAGAGTGTTTGAAATAAGAGAACACTAGCGCCACACTTGAAATGAACTTGGAGGCTAATATGAGTAAGACATGGTTTGTGCAGGTGAAAGTGACATGCCCTCGCTGTGATGGAGAGGGAAAATATCTTATCAATGATGAGGAGTTAACACCAGTGATTGTCGATTGTGCTCTATGTGATGGACATGGGGAAGTCTGGCACAATTTCAGACACACCAGGAAAAATGAGGTTCTCCCTGTGAGGACATTTGAGAGTAGCAGAGATGCTACTAATTATATGATAACAGTGATTCCACATGGAACACGAGCAAGAGTCATGAGTCGTATTTAAGATGATGGAGGCTACAGTGCTTGACAATTATAGAGACGATCTTGTGAAAAGAGCAAAACAGTTAAGTGAGAGAACTTATGGTCTTAAATGGAAAGACGCAATAAGGATGCTTGATAAAACAGACCCAATACCAATAGTCAGAGCTGTATTTGTGAGGCTCAAGTGTGACAATGGTATGAGGATACCAAGCCTTAACAAATGAGAGGATGAGCAGCCTAGTGCTGCTCCAAGATGATGTAGAGATATGTCATGTTGGAGCAATGCTCGGAAAGGATGTTGTGATGTCTAAAACAAAGACTCATTATGAGGTACAAATTAAGACAGCATGTCCAGCATGTAGAGCGACTGGACGATCAAAAGGAGAGCAGTGCGGGTATTGTGATGGAGAACTTGTTGCGTTTGTTTCATCAATTAGAATTAGAGGTAATGTGGCAAAATATAAAACTCATAAAGATGCACTTGAATATCTGAAGAGATATTTATGTATGAATGCCGGAAGAATCATTGAGGTTGAGGAGGTAGCACAATGAGGTAATACGATTAACTGTGGACGAGAGTGCCATCATTCAGGTGGTGCTCTTTGATGGCATTCAAGGATGCTATGAAAGAGCAATGCTCGGAAAGAGAGGATTGAACGATTAACATAAACGAAAAAGAAAGGAGGAACCATGTGCGACAAATGTGCAGCTCAATCAAAAGCATTTGAGCTTCTTATGATTGACTTAGTTGATCGAGAAGCAAAGATTGCTAAATTTGATGAAGCGAATTTAACATGTTATGAGAATTCACTGAATATGATTAGTGAAGCAGTAGAAAAAGAGACACTTAGAAAAGTTGTTAAGCTCGCTGCTGATTATCTTGATGGTGTCTATAAAATATTTGGACATGATAATAAAGAGAATCATGGACACATAACAGACGAACTTATGAATGGAGCAAAGAGTGCCTAAAGATTATCGAGACGCGATGGATACCCTTATCAAAGCAGAGGCTTTTGATATTGTGATTGATGGTATTAAAAACAGAATTATAGCACTTAATGAAGCAAAAAAAGAGAATGATGAAATAATGAAAATGGATATTGCATCATCTGAATTCTCATTAGTACTTATGGAAATGTCTGAACTCTCTACGTTAAATGCTCTTATTTCTGCGACAGCAACACTCATTACTGAACTTAAGCAAGCTGGCTCAAACAAGGAGTAAGTATGACGATTCAAACGAACTACGGTAAGCGATACAATATGGATGAGCTGATTGATGAAGTAGAAAGGAGGAGAGAGACAGCGGTTGACATTATAACAGATACACGCAATATGCAATTTGAGGAAGAAGATGGAACGCTTCTTTTGAATACGACAATTCCTAACGATATTGTGACGACAGGTGTAAATGGATACGCACTTGGACAGTTTGCGACACATACTAAGGTGGGAGCACGGTACGCTCGCATTCTTGACAAGGAAAATCCTGAATTACTAGCTCATAACTTGAATACTCGACTTCACTTTGCTCCTAAACGTCGGATGCTACGAAATGTAGACGAGGTTACAGGTGCATTCCTTTCTGACACCTACAAACGTAGAGACAACATCATACTACTGAAAGGAGTTCAGGCTGGAGCCAAGACAAATAAGGATTGGCAAATACATGAAGCGAGCTTTACTGAAAAAAAACTACACGTCCGCATGGTTCTCCCGACGTTGACTGCGGAGATCAAACTAAATGATGAGGTTGCGCTTGCGTTACGTATGACGAACAGTGAGGTTGGAGCTGGCGCGTTCTCTATTGCGCTCGAAATGATGAGGCTCGTGTGCCTGAACGGAATGGTAGTCCCAATGAAGGGCATGAGAAAGGTACACCTTGGAGCGAAGAGTGGAGACAATGTAATTCAGCTTTCCGACAAGGCGATGCAAGCTGGAGATTATTCGTTGCTTCTTGAAGTGATGGACACTGTGGAACACCTTGCCAATGAAGACAACTTTAGAGAGGTCGTCAGGCAGATGGCACAGTCAACTCAAGTTGAACTTGATGACCCACCAGCAGCAGCAGTTGTAATGAGCAAAACTGTTGGGTTGAGCGACGTTGAAGACGCTTTGTTCATGAAGGAGATGTTTAAGGAGGCAGACCCAACAATATGGGGACTGACGAACGCTCTGACTGCAACTTCACGCGACTTGGAAGACTACGACAGGAAAGTTGAGCTTGAAGAGTTCGCTGGCAAAGTCGCAATGGCTGGTCCTGGAGGATGGAACAAGTATCAGCAAACGAGAGCAGCAAGAGCATGAAAGCGTTAGATATTGCATCTCGCGTATTTTCATTTACTCTTGCTGTGCTTGTTATGGTAACAGCTAGTTGGATGTTATTTTCAAATAAGGATAAAGTTATTCCAATAAGCACAACCACTACGTTTGAGACTCTGTTGGTTAATGATGACGGTGACACAATTGTTGCAACGTTTACAGTTGATAATGATGATGTCATTTACTTCATTACTGGTAACAGATGGCATATGATGACACCAAGGAGTGAGTGATGAAGGGTAAGCTCAAAGATGTTGGAAAATGTCATGGACATTATGTACATTTTGAGTGTGAGGACTGTGGTACTCGGTATCCTGAGATTAACAATGCTGTTATATGTAATGGACATCGCATTGTGTTGTGTCCGTGGTGCAGAAAAGACTCAAAACCTTGGAAAAATGGGAGGGGCAAATGAAAATTGTACTCGGAATTATGGTATTCATGTTGGCGATTGTCGCAATGGCATTAGGATTTTTTGGAGCAATGGACTTCATAAATGCAACGACAATCATGCAACAAATAGCGGCCTTGCTTGAGCTATTGATTTCAGCAGTATGCTCATCAACATTCATTATTGTTGGAGTGATTGAGGCGAACAACAGATGAGAGCAATAATCTACATGGACAAAGTTGGATACAAAACAGCGGTCGTTGGGAATGCGTGTTCTACATTCTTTCCTGGCGAGACAATGGAGCGTGCTCTTACTTATTGTTGGGCAATGGGAGCAACACGAATGAAAGTAAAGGTGGTGTCAATTAAAAAACGTGCGAATATCTCAATGAAAATTAACAACAAACGATAGTTTCCAAGGAGGGAACGAATGACTGATGCGAGTACGGTAGAAGGCGCGACATTAAATAGAACTGCATGGCATCTGCATCTACATGGACTTGATTTAGTTTTCAAGTCGAGAGCAAAGGTTATTGTTGCTCATAATGCTCTATGTGGAACGTGTGTTGTATATAAGGGGTATAGTTATAAAGGTGAGTTTGAATTGGACAAATGTGATGAAGAAGTTGCAACTGTCAAAAAGTGTACACTATGGAACATGCCTGAACCTTCGATTGATAAAGAAAATGGAGTAGCAGATGACTGAGGCAAAGAAGACGACAGCAAAACCAAAAGTAACAGAAGAAGTTGTGAGGAATATTCATCAACGTGTTCATGCTGCGCGAATTAACATGGAGAAACTTGCGAGGACAGCGAGTGGACAGGTTGGTTCACACAAGTACAACTATGTCACACATGAGAATGTGATTGACACATGCCTTGAATTGTTAAGCAGTGAAGGTGTCCTTGTAACGCAAGGAACATTCTATAATGAGGGTGGACAGGGTATTATCACTAGGCTCATTAATATTGAATGCCCAGCAGATGCAATTGATTCTCCATTCTATATTCCACACCTTGAAGATCCTCAGAAGGTTGGAAGCTGGTTCACATACCTCAAGAAGTACACGCTCAAAGGACTGCTTGCCTTGCCTGACACAGACGACGATGACGGCGCGGCTGCCAGTGGATCAAACGCTGGAAACGTGGCGAGACGGCCAAAGTGGGAGCCTGGTGTCGGCGTCCACGAGGCAACACCAACTAGTGTCAAGAAGATCAAGGAGGATAAATCCGCCGGATGGACGCTATTCGCAATTGATACATCAGAAGGAGAGTTCACGACCTTTGAACGTGATGTTGCAAATGGATGCCATGCGGCAACGGCAGGAAATAACTCAGTCAACATTCGATTCGAGAAGAAGAAGGGTCGAGTAAACGCAGTAGCAATTGTTGAATAATATTTCTGCGTGGTAGAGGTGTATCACGCAGATCGAGGGTGCCGTACAGAGATGGGACGGCAACAACGACGCAAGAGTGATGGGCGGCGTCATTATATTAAGGAGAAATAATGTTAAAGACTAAACTACATATAGAAACACGGAAGCTCGAATTTATCGTAAAGGCTATGGACTTTTTCAATGAACACAGCAGTGCTTGTGTGTACTGTGATGCCCTAATCGGCTCAGGTACACTACTCGCAATCAGAGAAGAGCTTAATAGCGAATGCTCGTTTGATGACATTGTTCTAATTATAGTTAATGAATCAACATTATACGAGAACGCAATGAAAGTACCATTCTAATGGGCTTCAAAGATATTGGAAACGGTATAGTTTATGATGAAATAACTCATGTCTACAGACATAATGGAGTCAAGCTACCATCTGTGACAACAGTTGTAATGCACAGAAATCCAATACCTCAGTTCCTTCTCAAAAAAGCATCGTTTCAAATAGCGATGCAGCATGGGACCGAGGTACATAACGCAACAGAGTATTTAGATTCAATAGGTCTAGTTCCTGCGGATATTATGTCCAATTATAAAACTGATGATGTTATTCCACATGCTGAACGATGGCTTAGATGGAAGGACAAATACGTTGATGAAATTCTTGCAATTGAACTTGGAATTGTCAGCATTAAGTATGGATACTGTGGACGTGTTGATAGAGTAGCACGACTACGAGATGAGAGAATAGCAGTGATTGATTTGAAGACTGGAGCAGTGTCCACTGGTGGACGTATCCAGGTTGCGGCATACGTTAAAGCCGTGGAGGAGATGGGTGAGGCAGTTGAAGCAGGACTTCTTGTTTCACTCAAGGAAGAGGAGGCAAAAAAGAGTGAAATAAATATGCTCAAACATTTTGGTATGTTCATTGATAGACTTGATGAATATAATAAAGACATGACACTTGAAAGATATATGGAGGCGCCGTGAATATTGTAACAATTCCAGAAGCAGAAATCACAAAAGCGAAAGACCTGTTAGCTCGCATCGAAAAACTTGAAGTGACAACAGATGAGACAGCGAAAGCTATGGCGATCAATACTGTTGAAGCAGCTAGGACAAACAAGGAAATCACTGGGCTCTTTAAGGAGGCTGTCGCAAAAGCTAACGCAGTACATAAAGACCTAACAAAGCAACGAGGAGCAATTTCTAGTGACGCATCAACAGCGGAAGCGACTGGACGTTTGAAGATTGAGGGATGGGCTAACGATGTGTATCAGTTAGCAGTTGAAGCGGCAGACGATGGCGACATTCCAGTAAGATTGTTTCCTGAAATGGATGGTGTGACACTTGGTCCGAAGCTAATGCCGAGGGTCATAAGTGCGAGCACATTTCTCATATGGTGTATGGAGACTGGTAACATGCACTTCGTAAAGTTTGATGAGACTGCAATCAATAAGTACGTTAATGCAGCAGGAACACCAGTCCGTAACATCCCAGGACTTGAAGTGAAGACTGAATTCACTGCAACAGTAAGGACTGGGAAATGAACAACAATGAAAACAAAAACATCTCTGAAAGAATAAGAGCTGCACTTGAAGCAAGACCTCTAACTGTACAAGAAATCAAAGAGGAAACAGGAGTTGCCGAGGTATCAATTAGAAAAGTATTGAGCACTGCAATTGCATTCGGAGCTATAACTGGAAGACGTAACCCTGGTAAATCATTTTTAAGGTATGAGCTATTAGGACTTTTTGAGTAACTTTAACCGGAGCATACAATGACAAGTAAACAAAGGGACAAGTTAATAAAGGCTCTAGCTTTGCTCGAATCGAATTATGATGGTGAGGTTATTGGTGCTGCGAAGGCTATTGTTAGGATAGTAAAGGACGCAGGTAAAACATTTGATGATGTTATTATTACTGTGATTGGTTCTGGTTATTCTACGGAATCTTATGTAGATGAAATTAGAACAGCGTATGAAAATATCTGGAGTGACAGCGCGAGGGCAAGGGAGGACTTTGAAGAACGTGTCAAGCGGGCAACGTATGGTCAACATACGCGAGAAAGATTTCAACGTAGTAACTGGCATCAAATAGCTTTAGAAATTGATCGTCGTTATAGAATTAACCTAACAGACTGGGAGGTTGGATTTATTATTAGCCTTGCGAGAAGAATGCCTGGATCAATAACAGCTAATCAATGGAAGGTGTTGCTCAGAATTGCCAAGAAGTTAGAGGCAAGACATGGGTACTAAAATGAGACACATCCCAATAGGAATAGTATACTTAGAAACGGTGAGGAAGTTTAAGCTAAACAGAACGGAACAGAATGTACTCACTGCTTTATGTCTCTACGCTAACAGCAAGACAAGAAAATGCTACCCGTCCATTGGTACAATATCCAAATGGGCAGGGCATAGCAACCAAAGGACTGTCAGGGCCACGCTTGCCACACTTGCAGCCAAACACCTGATAACAATTCAAAGAGGAGCAGGGCCAGTTGGTGCAGGAAAAAGAACGCATATTTACACAATCCGTATCATGTTTGAACGGAAGAACTTGATAGATTCAAATGGGGCACATTGCCCTATTTGGAATGGGGCATATTGCCCTATGAACTCCACTACAGTAAAGGAAAGGAAATGGGCGCAAAATAAAAAATTGGTGAGCATTGAACTTTTAGACGAAGGGATAAATATTATGGTAAATAAATTTAATCAATCTTTGTTTGAAGAGAATGAGATGAAGGAGTTTGCTACTGATAAAGAAAAGAAGAAAGTTGCCAAAGCATCTAAAACGTCAACAAGGGCATTAAGGTTATTACAATTACTTCACTATGAATCCACGCAACGTCACTACGATTATAAAATGTCTATTGACATTCCAGTCCTAAAACGTCTAGCTGATAAACTAGGTAGAAGAGAACTCTATGCTATGATATGGTGTGTTGCACATAATCCTCCACGAATAAATGATAGAGAAGCAGTGCTTTCTGTGCGATTTATTTCGTACCACTCGAATAAAATAACTGCATCAAAAGAATATGAAGATACAATTAATTTATTTGATGAGGCTGCAATGGAACGTGTAGAGGGGAGGATAGATGAATACGTCCCAGCGGATACTAAATGAATGCGAAGCATTACTAGACAAGGGCTTCTCTATCATTCCAGTGTCACCAGACAAAAAGAGTATTGCAAAATGGAAAGACTACCAAGCAAACGCTCCAACAATGGATGACGTTAAAGAATGGGTTGAGACGTATAAGTCTATGGGGATTGGAATAGTAACAGGGTCAGTATCAAGTGTCATCGTTATTGACATAGATATAAAAGGACGTAAACCTAAAACGTCAGAATTATTTGACGCTGGCCTTCCAATTACAGAAGAGTTAATTATGAATACAACAGTCGCAAGGACAGGAGGAGGTGGTGCACACGTTTACTTAAGATATAGTGATTCTGATATACGCAATAGGGCTGGCATCATACAAGGTAATGGATGGAGCGTAGACATTCGTGGCGAGGGTGGGTATGTAGTAGCACCTCCGTCCATGCACGAGTCAGGTACAGTATACTCTTGGATACGTAACAACGTAATGACAACACTTCCTATGGATATGCAATACTTCTTACAGGAGCATACAAGTAAACCAAACAAAGAGAAATTTGACCTTGGCAATCAAATACCAAAAGGGAGGAAACATGAATACCTCGTAAGTTTAGCTGGAACAATGATGAGGTCAGCAAGGTTCAGTGAAGATGAACTGTACGCTGCACTCATAACAACACTTGCAATTAGACAGTCACCAGATGATAGTGACATTGTTCCGAATGAAAACATTAGAGTGATTGCACATGACGTATGGACACGAGTTAATCAAGGGCAGTGGAGAGGAGCTGAAGTAGAAGAACCTCCTAAGACATACCAATTCATAAGTCATGAAAAATTATGGGCAGAGATAAGTAGTCCGATGCTCATTGGTAAAAAGATTGGAGTTGTTGGGCTTGATGACATTGGTGGTCTTGCGCCAGGATTCTATACGCTCGCTGCTAGACCCGGTGCTGGTAAGTCAACATATCTTGCTCAAGTTACTAATGCGTTACTAGAGAACAAGCTAAAGACAATGGTTGTATCATGTGAACTAACGCCGAAGATGTTTTTTGGCTGGATGGTATCTGCTGTTGATGGTGTTCCGTATGATGATGATATGGTTATACCAGATAGATGGAAGACAGTGTTTATGGACAGGAACCTAATGGTACTTGACAAGATGGGGAGGTTGAATGCAAACACAATTAAAGAGATGATAATAGAACATAAGCCTGACGTTTTTGTTCTTGACCATCTATCAAAGCTGTTCTATCCTGGTAAGGACGCTCAGAGATCGAAGGAGCTTGAGGTTGCAATTGAAGAACTCCAAGAAGCTGCTGTCAAAAATGGTACGACAATACTTGCTGCTGCACACCTCAACAGGAACCAGGAGTATCAAGGTGCCGGTGGACGCCCCAAATTTTCAGACCTTAGAGAATCAGGAGGAATTGAGAACTCTTCTGATATTGTCATATTCATGTACCCACCAAAGGGAGCAATAATGAGCAGTGACCAAGTACATATCTATTTTGATTGTGCTAAGAACAGACTGTTCGGTAAGCTATACAGAATTGATATGACATTTGAAAGAAAGCTCAGAAGATTTACGACAAGATTTGATACAGCAAAACCATAGGAGTTAAACATGAAAACAAGAATGGAGAGAGTGAGTGTTGGAGATGTCGTTAGTTATAACTCATCATATTCTCGTGTTGGTGATAAGATTGGACTTGTGATAAAGAAAGTTCACGTTGGAGAGTGGAAGATTATTTCTGATAGAGAACTTGAAGAACTTGCAGCACTACAAACGATACCGAAGGCAGCCACTAAAGCGACTAGGATGTTCGGAGCATCTAAGTCTGCATTTGATTACTTGATAATTCTTGAAGCAAAAGAAAACAAGATGAGTATTACATATAGAATTGTCATTAAAAATATTAGAAATACCTATAGAGATTATAAGCAAATAGAGATAACAGAAATTGACTACAAGAAGATGGAACTTGACGCAAAGGCTCGTGCATCAGAAGCAAAGAAGGAGAGGTTGAAGAATGAAATAATTAAAGTAAAGAAGATAAAGGCTGCTGCAATTAAACGTAGGAAAAAAATACGAGAGAAGCAGGGGTCAATTGGTTGGGATGAAGTGAAACTTGTAACTAAAGCAATTAAAGATGAGTATGATGCAAGTCTAAGGTTGCAGAAGCTACTTAAACGCTCAAGAGAAACAATCTTTGGGAGAGAAAAATGACTGTATACAATGTACTCGTTAAAGGAAAAGAAAAAGAAGACGGCCAAGGCAATAAGCTCGGGACGTTTTATTGGAATCACACTGGACTGACGCTCTTCAAGTCTTTCCATGAGGGTGAGGAGCGGTTCGGCATTGCTGACGCTCGATGCCCAGGTGTGAGCTTCAAGTGCTTTCCGATTGAGAAGCGCCAGCATCAAGGGCAGGGAGGCTCGCCACCTCCAAGTGACAGCACACCACCACAGAGCAATGACGAGCCATTCTAATGACGGTTCTCAGTGACTCATTAAAAGACGTCAGCGAAGAGCATACTGCCGCTGAGATTCATCTCATCAATGGGAATATTGGAATCACTCATATTGTAACGATCTATCGTGACGCATATCTGGATGGGAACAATAAGAGATTCATTAAGAAGATCAGAGCAGAGATTAAGAAGATTGAGGGAGCCATGCGAACCAAGTCTGAATTCAGGATAAAGATCCCTGAATTTAATGTTAGATTATATCAGTAAACTTCTTGACATTGGATTAACGAATGAATTATAATCATCTCAATGGAAAACATTATGTTTCTCACCGAACACCGACTGCGCCGGGAGCTGGCAATGGACGAAACTGAATACGTTCAGTGTCCTGTCTGCAAGCTGTCATTTCAGATGGTGTTAGGTGTGGATGAAGAAGTAACCTGCAAGTGTCCGACTTGCGATATTGAATTTGCTGTCACGCTTACGGACAAGATAGAGATGGCAGCTTAACTGACTCCCTGGAGGGACATCATGACTGATCAAGCAGAAATTAAAACCAGAACTCGTACCGTAGGACCGCTCACCGGGCAGCTCAAGGGTTACCTCAAGGCTGAGGAAGCCGCGTCGATCATCGGCGTCAGCGTTGGCACGTTGGCTCAGTGGCGACGAAAGGAAATGAATATTGCGTTCTATACATCCGGTGGAAGGATCGGATATAAGAAGACTGATGTTGACGCTTTTACTGCCAAGTACATGGCCCTGGTCTGTATTTCACCTAAGTAATACTCGCCAAGAATCGAAATCACATTCCCTGCATCCTTAACCGGATGTGGGGATTCTTCTTTAATGAGCAAAAACAAGGAGACATAATGATTATAACATCAATACAATCGTCAGGACTTACGGCAATAAAAGAAGAGGCGGATAGCTGTAGATGGGAAGTGTATAAAGACTCAGTTAATATTGGAGCAATAGTTCTCACGGGGCCGCATAACGGAGAATTCCTTTCAGATAAATGGGTTGATATGAAAACGTTAAGACAGATTGCTAATCTTATTAACATGGTTGCTATTAAAGATGGCAGGCTATAATGGTAATGCCTGGAGAAATTCCAGATGATCCTCTCAAGGTTATCCATTGTGAAAAATGTGATGTCGATATGTACCTTATTGTTTGTTGTTCTGCTGCTGGTTATTATCTTGGTCGTATGTGTTGCTGTGGACCTCACTCGCGTAGCACTGGCTATTATAAGATGTTCAATGAAGCAGAGTTAGCAATGATTACAAAAGACGCAACGTGGAGGGGGTGAGTGATGGGAACTGATAGATTGTATACATTAAGAGATGACGTAGAAAGAGAACTTAATAAACAAATTTCATCACTAAAGAAGTGTGTTTTAGATAAAGAAAATAGTCTTACCCTGGAGCGCGGTTGCAGAGTGAAGCTCATCGAGGCGTTGGAGAAAATTAAAAAGGGTGAAGGTCGATATATGCGTGACCCTCTGGAGCACGCCGGCAACTGCATCGAGGATATGAAGGCAATTGCTAACGCTGCAATCGACGAAGCTATGGGGGGGTGGGGGATGAGCTGGTCCGATAAATGGAACGCTCTACCGATAGAAGTGAGAACTATTGGTGCCATGATTGAATGCAAATCAGACTACGAACGTGATACGGCGGAGAGGGTTTGTGTTTGGAA